TTAACCTCCCAACATCTTCCCTAAAATTGGTATCTTACCCATAAGTTGTTGAATTTTGTTTGGACCGGGTGTAGTTGGCTCTGCTGGTGGAGTTTGCCCCTCAGCGGGTGTTATGGGGGCTTGTGCATCATTATTTTGTGGTAGCTCCTTGGCTTCTGAATCGGGACCCAACAAAAGCTCTATGTATTCTTCTTTATCTAACTCTTCCAAAATCATCTTTTGCAATTCTCGCTTACGTTTCAACCATCGCCTTACCTCCTCGGGATTATTTGGATCCGGCTTGTCCTGAGCAATGAACTTGTCATACATGAGTAGGACCTGATTTAGTTTTGTAGTTTTATCTGGGGGGATTATCGGCTCAATTTCAACAATCGCATCAACTACTACTTTTTTATCTTCCTTCTTGAATTCTTTGAAATCTACATCCTTACCTATTAATCGATATAGCTTGTCCTCGCTTATAAACTCTTGATTAAGTTGAATGAGAATGTTGGCCACCTGGGTCAAGGCAACAGCGATATTTTGAGCATTCATGCTAAGCCGTAGATTACTTTGGCCAATAAGTGTTGCCACTTTTCCAAGGGGTTCATCGGGAGATTGTGGTTGGCCACTCATATATTCGCCAAGGGCAAGAGTGCGAGAAATTTCATCCCTCATTAATTTATCTTCATTAACACCCATGAGGCTTATTTCTGGTGGCCGTTCGATAACCACATCATCCATCTTTCTCAACTCCCAAGTCGCACCTGGAGAAAAGATAATATCGTTTTTGGTAATTCCAGAATCCTTACGAATTTTGACTACCGGGTCCAACATCAGGATGACATCATCCATACGCTGATTTCTCAGATCCGCAATTTCATGGATTGTCGTTTCTACGGGTTCGATATGACCGGTCGCCCAGAATTCCCATAGCAGGGGCATATCTGGTAAATCAACATAGATATGACCATTGTTGACTTCAAGATAGGGATTATCGTCATCTCTTATTACCACCTCACCATTGCAGATCACTACCAGCTTATCTTCCTCATAATCCCAACACTCCCAGAGTTCAAGTTGTTTTTCCTTATCGAGTTTTGCCGGAAGAACCTTTTCCCCATCAGCTTCCTTTTTAGTTCCACCATCTACCTGAGACATCTTCTTACTGTTAATCTCGTATCTTTCCTTTTTCCAGTCTTCAACTATTTTTGGCTCACAAAACTCCAAATTCTTATAAATCTTATCATCACCCCTGCTTTCTTCTTCCTTTTCTATTTTCTCTTTTCCTTTAACAATGCGTTGAATGAGCCACGGGCAACCGTCCTGAAGGTCATCAATAGTTTCCGGCGCCGGGAGCAATTCCCAAAGGTCAATCAGACCCATGGTTGGGTCGTCGTATACAGTTTTCTTCTTCCTGGTAATTACTTTCCAAGCAAGCTTAACCACACCGTTACCGTACAGGACCGATGATTCGATCCAACTTGGAAGCTTCTTGATCAGGTCAATAATGTCAAAGTCATAGTTAACCAGGTCATCCCAAGATCCCAGCGACGGAGATTCAACGTCATCTCTGTGGCGCGGAATGATTTGTGTTTTCCGTTTGGCAGTAGCCAGTCGGGAAACTACAGTCTTCACTATCTCAAAGGCAATGGGGGGCATTAAGCGCGTGTTGTAAGCGTAATTTTGCTTATTCTGATAGGCACGATAGAGCTGATACATCCTGAGCCATTTCGCTTGATACGGGTCACGAAATTCTTTAGCACGTCGGAATCTCGCTTTCCACTTAGTTAGAAGCTTTTCTTCTTCTGGCGTGGGCTCGTAGTGTCTATCCTGAGTTATTTTTTCTTCTTTGATCTCTGACATATGTGGATAACAAAAAGGGGCTTAGGTTCATCTACTCGGTTGAAATAGACAAACCTAAGCCCCGACAGGTTCGTTAGGCAAATTAGTTACAATCTCAGGTTATAAAATTAAAGTGTCAAATGCTAGCTCGTTTCTGGTGACAACTGTTGAAAAATATCAGTTTTTTTTGTATGCTATTAGTATAAATTGGTAGGTAAATCATATGGAAGAACTATTAACACTAAGTGAAGCAGCTCAGATACTAAAAGTACACCCTAACACTCTTAGATTATGGGACAAGAAAGGTGTACTAAAAGCCATACGAATTGGGATTAAAAAGGTTCGCAGATACAAAAAGGAAGATATCGAAAAATTTATTAGTCATAAAAATGGAAAATAATTATGAAAAAAACAGATTCTCAAGATAGAACCAAAGAACAAGAACGTACAGAGTTGCATCGTGCTATTTGGCAAATTGCTAATGATTTAAGAGGAAGCGTTGATGGCTGGGATTTTAAATCGTATGTACTGGGAATGCTTTTTTATCGTTTTATCAGCGAGAATTTAGCTAACTACATTAACGATGATGAACGTCGTGCAGACAAAAAAGGTTTTGATTACGCAAATCTATCGGATAAAGAGGCAGAATTTGGTCGGACAGATACTGTTAAGGAAAAAGGGTTCTATATTTTGCCGAGCGAGCTTTTTACAAATGTTTGTAAAAATGCACGCAATGATGCAAATCTCAACGAGACTTTATCAACTGTTTTTAATAAGATAGAAAACTCAGCAAAAGGCGCAAGCAGCGAGGATGATCTTAAGGGACTGTTTGACGATCTTGACGTGAATTCCAACAAATTAGGCAATACTGTAGAAAAAAGGAATCAGAAACTCGTTAAACTTTTGGAGGCAATTGGTAATCTTGGCCTTGGAAATTATTCCGACAACACCATTGATGCTTTCGGGGATGCATATGAGTTTCTGATGACCATGTATGCCTCGAATGCAGGCAAATCTGGTGGTGAATTTTATACTCCACAAGAAGTTAGTGAGCTGCTTGCTGAGATTACTACAGTAGGCAAGAAAGAAGTTAATAAAGTATATGATCCGGCTTGTGGTTCTGGGTCGCTTCTTCTCAAATTTGCCAAGGTTCTTGGAAGAGAAAATGTGCGTCAAGGTTTTTTTGGACAAGAAATCAACCTAACTACCTACAACCTCTGCCGTATCAATATGTTTTTGCACGACATTAACTACAACAACTTTGACATTGCCCTTGGCGATACTCTCACTGATCCAAAACATTGGGACGAAGAACCCTTTGATGCGATAGTTTCTAATCCACCCTATTCAATAAAATGGGATGGTGACGCTAATCCACTTCTTATAAACGATCCACGCTACTCTCCAGCGGGTGTTTTGGCCCCGAAAAGCAAAGCCGATCTTGCTTTTACCATGCACATGCTTTCATGGCTCTCAACAAGCGGCACGGCAGCGATTGTTGAATTTCCAGGAGTTCTCTATCGTAACGGTGCAGAACAAAAGATTCGTAAATACCTTATCGATAACAACTACGTAGACACTGTTATTCAGCTACCCCCAGATCTTTTTTTTGGAACAGGTATAGCAACATGCATCATTGTTCTCAAAAAGAGCAAAAAGGACAATAAGACTCTCTTTATTGATGCTTCTGCAGAGTTTGTGAGGGGTGGAAATAAAAACAAACTTAGCGAGGCCAATCGTCTAAAAATTTTGAATGCATTTTGTGACCGTCAAGACTCTGAGTATTTTGCCAAACTTATAGACAACAAAACCATTGCTGATAACGATTACAACGTTGCGGTGTCAAGTTATGTGGTAGCAGAAGATACTCGTGAGGCAGTGGATATAACTAAGCTTAATGCAAAGATAACCCAGATTGTGGCGAGACAAAACGAACTCCGAACAGCCATCGACGAGATTGTAAACGATATCGAAGGTTCAACATAAAAGTATGACTAACAAACAAGGCAAAATAGAAAAATTAATTACACAGTTGTGCCCCAAAGGGGTTGATTTCAAAGAATTGGATGATCTCTTGGACTATGAGCAACCTGGGGATTACATAGTTAATTCAATAGAATATAGCAATGATTTCGCAACTCCAGTTTTGACTGCAGGACAAAGCTTTGTCCTCGGCTACACAGACGAAACAGAAGGAATATACGAAGCAAGTAAAGATAAGCCTGTAATTATCTTTGATGATTTTACTACTTCATTTCATTGGGTTGATTTTAAATTTAAAGTTAAGTCTTCAGCAATGAAAATGTTAAGACCGAAACAAAACGCTGGTGTGAATTTTAGATTTTTGTATTACGCAATGAAGTGTATTAACTACACTCCAACAGACCATGCTCGTCATTGGATTTCCCAGTATTCCAAATTTAAAATCCCATTGCCACCGCTTGCAATACAAAATGAAATAGTCAAAATTCTTAATAATTTCACAGAGCTGGAAGCGGAGCTGGAAGCGGAGCTGGAAGCAAGGAAGAAGCAATACAATCACTATCGTTCAAAGTTCTTGGAGTTTGGCAAAGACATAAAGTGGGCGAAGTTTGGAGAAAGTGCAAAGATTGTCAGGGGTGGTTCTCCACGGCCAATTAATAATTATTTTACTAAGGAAGAAAACGGTATCAACTGGATAAAAATTGGTGATGTTGAAAAGGGAAGTAAATATATAACGCAAACTTTGCAAAAAATTAAACCAGAAGGTGCTCAGAAATCGAGATTTGTTAAAAAAGGTGATTTTGTATTATCAAACTCAATGAGTTTTGGTCGACCATATATTTTAAAAATCGATGGGTGCATACATGACGGTTGGTTATCCATAAGTGATTTCAACAAAACATATATATCAGATTTTTTATACCACCTTTTAAGCTCAGACGCCGTCTATCAAACAATGACGCAAAAAGCATCGAATGGAACTGTACAAAATTTAAATGCTGAGATAGTTAAATCGTTATTACTTCCTATTCCTACCATAACCCAACAGGAAAATATCGTTATTATTCTTGATAAGTTTGAAAAATTAGTGAACGACATCTCAATAGGTTTACCTGCTGAGCTTGCCGCTAGAAGATCTCAATATGAATACTATCGAAATAAATTGTTAAGTTTCAAAGAATATGCCAATTAATAACAAATACAATCTAGTCGCTAAGAATACGCAGAGCACTGTTGTTTCCGAGTACACACCGGAAAGTGTTCGCGCGACAAACTATCAAAGTGAGGCAGAACTCGAACGAGCTTTTATTAAGCAACTGGAATTGCAGGCTTATGAATATGTGACTATTAGCTCAGAGGCTAATTTGATAGCGAACTTACGTAAGCAATTAGAAAAGCTAAACGCATTTACATTTTCAGACCTCGAATGGGAACGATTTTTTGTAAGTGAACTTGCAAATCCAAATCAGAGTATTACTGAAAAAACAGCAACGATTCAAGAAGATCATATTAAAAATCTCACCCGTGACGACGGCACAGTAAAAAATATCTATCTCATTAAAAAAGACTCAATTCACGACAATAGCCTGCAAGTTATTAACCAATACGCAACAGAAGACGGCCAGCGTGCTAATCGTTATGACGTCACAGTTCTTGTTAATGGGCTGCCTTTAGTCCACATCGAGCTAAAACGTCGTGGAGTAGCGATTCAAGAAGCGTTTAACCAGATTAATCGATATAACCGAGAAAGTTTTTGGGCTTCGTCTGGTCTTTTTGAATATGTCCAGATATTTATCATTTCAAATGGCACACATACCAAGTATTACAGTAACACTACCAGATACCAGCATGTAAAGGATTCAAACGAAGGCTCTGTTAAAAATGGCAAACGAACCAGTAATAGTTACGAATTCACCAGTTGGTGGGCGGATGCCACCAATCGACCTATTACAGACTTAATGGATTTTGCAAAGACTTTTTTTGCAAAACATACGATTTTGAATATCCTTACTCGGTACTGTGTATTTACTACTGACAAATTACTTCTAGTGATGCGCCCCTATCAGATAGTCGCCACAGAGAGAATTCTTAACAGAATTGAAGTTAGTACAAACTATAAGAAACTAGGGACAGCAGAAGCTGGTGGATACATTTGGCATACTACTGGATCAGGAAAGACCCTGACCAGCTTCAAGACAGCTCAATTGGCGAGCAAATTGTCTTATATTGATAAGGTTATTTTTATTGTTGATCGCAAGGATTTGGACTATCAGACGATGCGAGAGTACGACAAATTCGAAAAAGGTGCTGCTAACAGTAATACAAGTACAGCGATTTTGACACGACAGCTCGAGAATTCAAATGCTCGTATTATTATTACCACAATCCAGAAACTCGATCGTTTTATCAGTCGAAATACCGGTCACACCATTTTTGATGACCATGTAGTCCTAATATTTGATGAATGTCACCGCTCGCAGTTTGGCGACATGCATGCCGCCATTACCAAAACATTTAAGAATTACCATATCTTCGGATTTACTGGTACACCGATTTTTGCAATCAATGCCTCATCAGGAGGTCGTCCAGATTTGAAGACGACCGAACAAGCGTTCGGAGAAAAGCTACATACATATACCATTGTAGATGCAATTGCAGATAAAAACGTTTTACCGTTTAAAGTTGACTATATTTCGACAGTTCGTGAAGCGGAAAACATAGAAGACAAAAAAGTTAGTGATATTGACCGTGAGGCAATTCTAGCTGCGTCTGAACGCCTAGAGAATATTGTTCGATACATCCGTGAACATTTCGATCAGAAAACTAAACGCAATAGCTTTTATAAATTAAAGGATCGAAGACTAGCCGGCTTTAACTCAATCTTCGCAGTCTCTTCTATTGATGTCGCCAAAAAGTATTACGCTGAGTTTAAAAAACAATTGTCTGATCTCCCAAGCGACAAACAACTAAAAGTAGCGACTATTTATAGTTTTGGTGTAAATGATGAGGATGCAGACGGAATGATAGATGAAAACTCGGAGGACACTAGTGGTCTTGATGTAAGCTCCCGAGATTTTTTGGAAAGTGCCATTGTTGATTACAACAAAATGTTTGGTACATCCTATGATACTTCCTCTGATAAATTTCAAAACTATTATAAGGATGTAAGCGAACGAGTGAAAAATCGGGAAATTGACATCTTAATTGTGGTCAATATGTTTTTAACTGGTTTTGACGCGACAACTCTCAATACTTTATGGGTAGACAAAAATTTGAGATTGCATGGATTATTACAAGCGTATTCTCGGACAAATCGTATTTTGAATAGCGTAAAAACGTTTGGGAACATCGTCTGTTTTCGCAACCTTGAGAAAGCCACAAATGAGTCCATTGCCCTATTTGGAGATAAAGAAGCCAGCGGCATTGTTCTTTTGAAGGCATATGCTGATTATTACCATGGTTACAACGACGGCAGCAAAGAAATTAGGGGATACGAAAGTTTAGTAAAAGAATTGCAAGAGAGATTTCCTGTCGGTGAAAGAATTATCGGCGAGCAAAACCAAAAAGACTTTATCAAACTATATGGGGCAATTTTGCGAGTACGCAATATTCTGACTACCTTCGATGAATTTGTGGGCAATGAGATCTTATCTGAGCGCGACGTTCAAGATTACCACAGTGCTTATATTGATATTTATAACGAATTCCGCAAAGGCACAGAAGACAGTAAGGAAAATGTTAATGATGATGTAGTATTTGAGATGGAGCTTATTAAACAGGTAGATATCAATATTGATTACATTCTAGGACTGATAAAAAAGTACCACGAGGATCACACAAAAAATCGTGAAATTCTACTTGATATTAATAAAGCCATCGATTCGAGCGTTGAATTGCGAAACAAGAAAGACCTTATCAATCAATTTATTGAATCGCTTGATGTCCATTCAATTGTGGACGATGATTGGAGAAAATTTATTGAGGGCAAGAAGGTAGAAGAACTTGAGCAAATCATTACAAGTGAAGGTCTAGATCATGACGCAACATATACGTTTATTAAGAACGCTTTCCGAAACGGTAACGTCGCCACAACTGGTACGGCAATTACAAAAATCTTACCACCAGTATCTCGATTCTCTCCTACAGGTGAGCGTACCAAAAAGCGTGAAAGCGTACTTGACAAACTCACAAGATTTTTTGAAAGATTTTTTAATATATCAGGTGAATGATTGGAATTAATAAACTATGCACATCTCTAGAGTCTACATAAAAAATTACCGTAACTTTGAAGAGTTTGATCTGTTTATTCCTGATGGAAGTCCACTTACGCTGATTGGAGGAAACAACTCCGGTAAAACTAATTTTTTACAAGCAATTCGACTAGTTCTAGATTCAAGCATGCCGCCTTGGGACAAGAGACTATCGGAAGACGATTTTTGTTGGAGTAAGGAAGCTAATTGCTGGGTTGCTGGTGAGGAAATAGTTATAACTATAACCTTCAGCAGCGTCTCGAACAAAGAAGAAATTCAATCACTTTTATATTCTATTGCGCCTACAAATAACGGAATTGATCTAGACTCCTCGGAGGATAATCTTGAGGCAAATATATCATTTGTATTCGCTCCTTCTTCCATCAACAAGGAAGGAGGCTACGATATCGAAGAGGACTACATAGGATTTTTAGTTGCAGGTAGATATCACCCTTCAGGTTATTATTACCTTCCTGATGGATCAACAAAAGACTACGGCGACACGATCATTTCGACATTGCACGGATGTAAAGATAAAAAAGACTTTTATAAATACTTTTACCTTAGTGAAGAAGATATTGAAAAAATCCGAGAGAATCCCAAAGTCGTTCTGGAAAAACAATTATCAAAACAATCCTATGCCAATAAGGTTAGAAAACACATAAATTTACTGGCTCTTGACGCTTTACGAGACGTTAAAAATGACTTTTACTTTGGTTACCGCTCATTAGTCTCACAATTAATTAGAGGGTGCGCTAAGAACAATAGTAATAACAGTGTTTCTAAAGAAGTCTCTGCCGCCTTAAAAAATTTGCGAACAAGTGGCGCTATCCCAGAAGCAAGCATTTTATTGGATGAAATTGAAAAGCGTCTTCAAGATAAAGACATTAATCTTTTGTCAAATAGAGCTGACCTTGTTATTGGAACTCCAAAAGTTACCCTAGAAAATATTGGCAGATACTTCAACTTTCTTGTTAACTTAAACGAAGATTTAAAGACATCTCAAGATATGAATGTTGTCGGATTGGGTTACCAAAATCTAGCGTACATCTCGGCAATATTCGCGTTATTTGAACTCAAAAAGGAATTAATTCTTAATGATTCAGATGAAAAAATTAAGATTGTATACAATTTGCTTTTGATAGAAGAGCCAGAGGCACACTTAGATGTCCAAAATCAAAAATACCTACACACCCAAATAGAGAACAAAACACAGAAATTAATGGAATTAAATAAGTCGAATGGGGAAGAAAGCGAAGATGAAGATAAACAATTTTTTGCTTTTACTCAAGTAATACAAACTTCTCATTCCACACATCTCGCTTCTAAATCAGATCTCAAAAACTTAGTGGTGTTACAAAAAGGAATCCATCAAGCAAAAGCAATTAACATCGATAGTGTGTTACAAGCAAATTCCGAAACATATGGACATAACAGAAGAATCCTTAAACAATATCTAGACGCTACCAGATCTTCTCTGTTGTTTGCTCGAAAAATTATCTTAGTGGAAGGGTTGTCTGAGAAATATACACTAGGAACATTAGTCAACTCATATTTAAAGAGCATTAATCCAGATATAAATATTGATATTGATAGTGAAGGTATAGAGATAGTGGAGGTGGGAGGAAAGATATTTGATCCATTCAATGCTTTGTTCAATAATGATTTGACCAGAGGCTTAAATAACAAATGTTTAAATCTTCGAGACGGAGACTCTCACTTAGAGGAACAAAAGATACCTGATTACAAAGCAAAATATGAAGAATTAAATGCGGAAATCGCCGATCAAGAAAAAGAATTAGTAGTAACAAAAAGAAATATTTATACCTTTGAAATTGACTGTTTTTTTATTCCAGATCCGACCAACCCAAATGCAAATAACGTCGAGTATCTGAAGTTAATCCTATACAGGTTTATGAGGGACGGTGATTATTTTAAGAAAGATGAAACTTTCTCCAAAAGAATTGACGCCATTAATAAGTTTGCAGATGAAGTCAAATCTAATAGTATAGACAAGGACAAATTCGACAGCTTTTTTGACATTATCCTTGGCAACGAAGTCTCTAAACCATCCATATCGTTATATTTGTCATCTTTACTTAAAGCAAAATTACTTCAAGACCCGGCGGAAATCGAAACCTGGAATGGTGATTCTGTTGTGGATAAAAGCAGCAGTGTTACTGCCTTCGATGATTTACCGGACTTTGTTATTCCGAAGTATATTGAAGATGGTTTATCATGGTTAATTACAAAATAAAACTTGGCATAGATTTTGATTTATCACCAAAACAAATCGAAATTATTGAACGCGATCAAGACACTCTTGTGAGAGCTCTACCTGGTAGTGGAAAAACTACAATCCTCACCTTAAAGATAAAGAATTTGTTGTTAGATAATCCCCATATTAATAAAATTTGTTGTATTTCTTATACCAATGTTAATGTGGAGGATCTTGAAGATAGTTGCTCTAAAATACTTAAGCCTGAATTATTAACTAAAGTTGAGTTTCTTACGTTTCACAGTTTCTGTTTGCAATACGTTTTACAACCATTTTCCTATTTGTATAAAAGTAGCAAAGGTTTGAGACCTTATAAAACGATTTTTAACTTTCAAGAGCATGGGCAATTATTGATTGACCACCTGAAAAAACACAACATCGAGGAGTCAGAAATTAATAAGATTCTTGAGAGTGGAAAAATTTATTATAACTTGAAATTGGTTAATGGAAGTTGGAAACCAGTTAGCAATGCTCATGAAATACCCACTATCGCATCGTATCTAAATTTCCTAAGCACACAAAAACTAATTGATTTTAACCTAATTAACCTTCTCTCCCTGTTTATTATCCAAGAGAACCGTATTGTCAGAAGGGCACTTAATAGATCTATCGATTGGATTTTTATCGATGAGTTTCAAGACGTTTCTGAGATACAGTGCAAGATAATTGAGGAACTAAGTGCAAGCCGTGGTGAAAAGAAAAATGAGGTAAAGTGGTTCATGGTTGGCGATCCAAATCAATCAATATATGGCTTCGCAGGAGCGAATCCGAGAAGTATGTATGATATGAAGGCATTCTTTAACAAATTACATAAAAATGCTGACTGTGAAATTAAGTTAGAAAAAACTCATAGATGTTCAAATGAAGTTTTTAATTTCGCAAGAAAAAACTATAACGAAGTTTTAAACCAAATAAAAAGATCCGGACCCATTCAAAACCTGAACAATCAGGAAATCGTCGGATATCTAGATGATCTAGAGATATCTGATGATTTACAAGGAAGTGGTGGTGATGGCAAGGTCATTATCAAATCCACAATTTCTTCAGTCAGCGAAATTGTTAATCTAAAATTTAATGAACTACTAAACGAAGAGGTATGCTGTATCGGAATAAATAGGTTCAATTCTATCGATGTATACAAACAATATAAACTACACGACACAACTGATAGTGGAAATAACTTTAGCTTATACTCAGAAATTTATAAAGACTATGAAGACAAATATGGGTTTAAGTACTTTTCATTGTTCATTAAATATCTAGTCTTGAAATATGACTTTTATAACAACCGTTTAAAATACCCCAAAGCCTTAGAGAAATATGTTTATTCGCTCCAGTCATTAACATTCGATAAATTAAACTACGAAATATCCAATAATGCTTTGCTTCGCATCACGGTAGACTCCACGGATTTGTCAATTTCGTTGGACGTAGACAAGCCTATTTTTGACGAATTTGTTTCATTCAGTGAGCGGTTAGTGTCAAGTCTAAAATCAAACTTGAGTTTAAATCAAAATCAACAATCTGTTTTTGTTTCAATTTCCGAATCAGACAAAATGGATTCGCTCACTGGCATCACAGAACCAAAGCTCGAGGGCTTTCTGCAGTACATTACCAGATCAAATACAGAAAAACTTACTTTTGAGATCAAATATATACATAAAATTAAAGGGTTAGAATACGAACAGGTGATTGTCCAAAAAATTGAAGACTTGCCACATAAATCGAATTATGGACTACACAGTGCAATTTTCTGGGGGAAAACATACCAGGCTAACATAGGTGAAATTTATGATTATATCCAGGAACTGAATAAATTATACGTTATGATAACGAGACCTAGAAAGAATTTATATATAATTAAGAATCAGAATAAACAATACCCGTTCCTAAAAATATAATTGATTGATTAATTATGTCTCAATACTATAACTCACAACGAACCAAAGGGCTATATGATCCAAACTCATCCGAGCCGTTTAAACTGTCCCGATCAAAAATTGATCTTTTTATAAATTGCCCACGCTGTTTTTATTTTGATCGTCGTTTAGGCGTGGCACGTCCACCAGGCTTCCCTTTTGCTCTCAACTCCGCAGTGGACCATTTACTCAAGCTAGAGTTCGACATTCACCGTGCCAATGGTACTAAACACCCATTAATTGAAAAATACGGAGTTGATGCAAGACCTGTTGCTCATGCTGATCTAGAAAAATGGCGGCATAATTTTACTGGTATCCAGTATTTACATAAACCCACCAACCTCCTGATTTTTGGAGCCATTGATGATCTTTGGCAAAACTCTCAAGGCGAATATATTATTGTTGACTATAAGTCGACTTCAAAAAGTGAAGAGATTACTGAGTTAAATAAAGAGTGGCAAGATGGCTATAAACGTCAAATGGAGGTGTATCAATGGCTACTACGTAAAAATGGCTATAAGGTTTCTTCTACTGGCTATTTTGTTTATTGTAATGGACAGCTAGACAGAAAAGCGTTCGACAGCAAGCTTGAATTTGATATTACCTTAATTCCCTACGTTGGTGATGATTCATGGGTCGAAGGTGTCATTACAGAGGCTCACAAGTGCCTACAATCAGACGAATACCCAGAGCAGGGACAGGACTGTGACTATTGCCTGTATAACAATGCGATCAAATCTTTAGGACAACATAAGTGAAACAATTATGACAATGAATCCAGAAGCCCAAACCATTTTTGATAAGATCCTGTTAAGACTAAATGCAGGTGAAAAATTACCCGAGCATGATGTTTTATTTTTGAGAGCTAGAAGAAGTTATTTGACGAACTGGCAAAGGATGCAATATGCGGACATCCTATATATTCACAAGCAGTTCCTTTTTCAGAAAATCAGGGTGGTCATTGGGTGGATCGGCAAATTCATTAAGGAGATTGTTGCCGCTTCAATTGTTGGATTAATCATATATTGGCTAAGTAAGAAGTTTTAGAGTATGGATAAATTAGCTTATAGAGTAATGATAAATACACAACTCAAATCAGCTCATGAAGAAGCAGCTTCAATACGCTTCTTGACCTTATATAACGATCTAAATAAAAGCGATCTATGCTTCACAAGGTTGGGTGATCCTAGTAAAAAAGAGCCTGATTGTATTTGCAGTGACAACACCGCTATTGAATTAGTTGGTGCTTACGACAATCAATACCAGGCTCGCAAAATGTGGAATGATGCACGAGGAAAAGTAAATAATGAAAGACCTGAGTTTAAACTAGTAACATTTGAAAATTTAGAACTTGAGATAGCAAAAAAATTAGAGAAGTTAAATAAGAAAAGCTATGATGGTTTTACGGGAGAAATCCTTCTACTTTGCAATCTTCATAGCCCCTTACTAACAAACTCTGATGTTGAATCCTTTTCTACAAGATACACCCCATTCAAAATGGATGGTTATTTTGATAGATATTTTCAGGAAATATGGATTACCTGGCAACCAGAAAATAGTAGCAAGTGGTCGATTAGACAATTAGAGTGATTTGTCTACCTCACTGAAAGCTAAAAGTGGAGAGAAGCTGATCTGTGATTACTTTGTTTGCTTCGGTTGGGGGAATAGTTGAGAAGGTGATCTTTTTACCATCTTTGACAATGACAGCCATGTACCTGGTCTTGTCGCCGGTTATTAATCCCTCGACTCCCTTATACCCACCAATCGTAATGTCTTTGATTGTCGATGGGACCATGTCTTTTTTAGCACTTGTCATGGTTTGATCAGTGACAACAGTTTTGGCTTCGTAGAGGCCATACAACATATAGGGATTATCTTTACTGCTATTTTCGATATAAAACCCGACACTATGGATAATGCCATCATTGTCTGCTACCTCTTTTCTAAAAGTCATATCCTGGGGGACAATAACATATAAACCAAAGGGCGAGATAAACTCCTCGTTTGGCTTGAGTGCTCTGGTTGGGCTCAGGATCGGATCCGGTGTCGTTTTAACCGCCTCCAATGGCGTGGGGGAGGCCACCTGTTTTGAATTGCCATTAGAGAAGTTTTTGATAATAAATCCTAAGCCAATAATTACTGCGATAAATACTAATAATGTTTTTAACTTCATAAGCGTATTCTACTAAATTTTGCCATCATCGTGCTGGTGTTTTCTGGGCAGCGTCATAATAATACTCTCCCGGCATAAAAATATAATTATATTCCTCACCTCTCAGATAAGATGGGTGATTAAGTAGCACATCTGCGACTTGCCAAGCGGTTAATCCTTTTTTTAGGCCGTAGTAGGCGTGGATGTCGATAGTGTTATTCCCTACCTTGATGGCATTCTCTTTACCAGGTAGCGTGTCGGCAGTCTTCGTCAATGCCTCTCTGAAAGCTTTCTCGTCCTTTACCAGGCCGTAGTAGTGTAAATTGCTTACAATTGCATCAAGTGTGGTGTTCCCGGTGATATAAAACGACACACCCTCATCAGCAATCTTCTTAGCTTCTGTGCTGTTCATACCTAGTTTCTCGACAAAGTAATCTTCAACTTCCTTGCCTTCAGCTCGGTTGGTCAGGTCGACTGCTTCGAATCTAGTGTCTTTGTGGGTAAAGAAGGTATATGAGCCGACTGCCATTGCTAGGCAGGCAAGAGTGATCAGGATGATCTCCTTAGTGTTTATCTCTTTGTTTCTCATATTGCTTTTTTATTTTAGTTTAAATATTCTTTCTCTGCTGGGTCAGGCCAGCCTTTTGACGGGCTGGCCTTGACCTTCCTCCATTACCTTCTGGTATGGTTGCCTGGACAATTCGCACTGTACTGGCCAGATTCAGAACATTTCTGAACTTCGTCAAAACCGATTTGTTGTGACGGACTCTCACTCGTCGCATCAGATAACCATGTGTTCATGATCTGATTGAAATTCTCAGTTCTTGAACCAGGAGTTACCCAGATGTTTGAATAAGCGTTCTGGTTAACAGTGAAGTTGTACGAGCTTCCTCCCGCGTAGGTAATCGTATACGGCGCCCTCGAGGTAGTCGCATAGTTACTGGGTATAAAGGCAAACCAGTAATACCAACCACCATCGTTACCCATATTCCAACGGGCGTAGTTACTCTGTTGACTCCCTGAGTAGGTTCTCCACATACTGCGAGTCACAGTATTGTAGGGTGAGTTTTGGGCACATTGCCCATTCTCGCACCAGTTGTTGCCAGCTGGGGCGTTACACCATCCCATACTCGTAAATTCAGTCCAATATTGACTTGGACCGAACTTGTCAAAGTAGCCACCACCCGTGCAGTAAATAGATGCATCGCCATAGGCCAATGCACTACTCACGCTGGTAAAGCCCATGACTGCTACCACCGCCAATGCTATTAAGGTTTTTGAAAATATGTTTTTCATAGTTTGTCAAAAAAGCCTGCATTGATGTAGCCGATCAGTTGCCCACCTTGCGTGAATGCCACGTAAAGAGAGGGTTGTACTCCGTCTGCTATCTTTTCACCTTCCCATGTGTAGAAAAAGGTTCCTACCTTATGGTTTTTCTCGAACTTCAAAGAGTTTAGATCCACGCCTAAGTTCTGCGCCTCGATCAATTGTCGGGCTTTTTGCTCTAACTGAGCTTCAGTAAAGCGTGGGGTCATGTCTTCGAACGCTGCCGGTTCGCCAACTTCTTTGGGACGTAAATACATCTCAACGACTTTATTGGTTTGCGGGTCGATCGTAAATTGATAGTCTTCCGAAAAGTACTGCTCTGCGCCAATGAGTTTGCTGCCTTGAACTTGTCCTGACCGACCAGCATATTGGAGAGTTTGCTTTGGCTGTTTGTCTATCGTATAGAGGAATTTATCATTCCATCCATTGACGGCTTCAACTGCCTTAGCTCTATCCTCAGCGGGACGCGCTGTCAGTTCTCGTATCTCGGTACCAACCTCTTTCTCTAAACTCTTTAGGTCGTCAGCTGTTTTACCAGCGTAGACTTTTTCGCCGAATTGGTTCGTGGTGAACTCACCATTTGTCTTAGCATTTTCGACAGCGTCTAGATACTTCTTTTGCAGAGTTTCTATCCTCTCCTGTTTTGGGTCTTGTTGTGCGCCGACGGTATCAGTCTTTGCGAGACCGAATCCGACAAATGCGGAGACAGCAAGTAGGGGAAGAATTACTAACATTCTTTTTGGATACTTCATAGCTTTTTTATTTTTCACCTCCTTTCTATAAGCACTAATTTATAAATAAACCCAGTTATTACTAATAACCTGGGTTGTCGAAGGAAGGGAGTTTTGAGAACAATCATTGGATGTCTTATGGGGGAGATAACGAAGCGTGTGTAGTATAAGTAAATACTTACTATTCTTACTTCTCATACTTCAACTATTACAAATTAGTTTGAGAATGTCAAGTGCTGTTTGTTAGTGGTGACTATTAGCTTCTACAGTCAGGAAATCAGCGAAGGTATTGGTCAATATTCAGTTGATGCTCTGCGAATGAGGCGCTACAGTGAATTATCCTATCATTGTCATGCAAATAGTAGATACAGTCCGTTTCTTCTGGATTTAATACCGCATCAATAGCATCCATACCAGGATTTGAAATTGGGTGTGGCGGCAAACCTTTGTTAAGATATGTGTTAAAAGGTGACTCTATTGTTCTAGTGTCACTGCCTTTAATTGGTGACCACCAGCCTTTATCTGTTTTACCTCTCGCGTATTGCACTGTAGCATCAATTTCCAGTTGTTTATTTTGGTCAAGCCTATTCCACAATATTCCTGCAATTAGTGGCATGTCGTGGGATCCTGCAGCCTCACGTTGGACAATTGAGGCAAGGGTGAGAGCCGTGGTCCACTTAATGTTTTTTGCTGTGAATTTTTCTGGGTATCCTAGGAATCTTTCGTTAAAACGATTAATCATCCGCTTAGCAGTATCAAGTCCATTTTCATTCACAGGTATGAGATAAGTATCGGGAAAGTACACTCCCTCCCTATAATCGTATTGCATGGCTGTATAGGTAGTATTCCATTTATCTAATTCTTCGCTGGTCCAATGAAGTTCTTTTGCTAGACGTTCACCTATTTCTTCTTTACGAAGACCTTCGGGTATAGTAATCCACTTCAATTGAGGTTCTGATGTCAGTTTAACAATTAGCTCTCGAGCATTCATTCCCTTGGAAATTTTATATCCCCCTGGGTCAATTGTTCCAAACCGGAACATCATGATCCTGGCAATAGGTAGAGAAAGTGAAAATCTTAGATATCCACTTTCGACAAGTCTCTCGGTTGTTTGTTTTTGGTTAGCCTTGGAAACAGTAAAAATTGTGGTTGTCGACTCTTTCTGGGGTGCACTTGTTACAAAAAATGATGAAGCTAGAAGTGTCAGTAGTGTTATTGTTATAAATACTATTTTTGGACTTTTCATATATTTGCTAGCTACATTAATGATCTGGTACCCCAAGTATACCCATAATCACTGTAATATCCACCCTTTTTGACATTTTCTTCATCTTTGCCCGTAAAGACGGTTATTTGCCCAATTCGTTAAGATAGCTTATTAACTGTCCACCTTGGGTATAGGAGATATTTAGCTGGGGTATGTTCTCGCCTTGTCCATCAGTTTTCCAGATAAAGAAGTAGTTTACTTTGCCGGATCCATCGTCTTTCTTTCCGCTCTCCAACGTCAGTTTATTTAGGTCAATCTTACCTAATGATTTTTCATGATCGGCGACAAAGCTTCTGGCTAGTTGTTCTGCCTCTGCTTGGCTATAACGAGGCGTGTAGTCATATTCCTTCTGCGGGCTAAACCACCTAGTTCCGTCTTTATTTTCTCCCCATCGACCGCCGGTGGGAGCCATTTCAATGATTTGATTTGTTTTTGTATCAACGGTAAAGCGGTCAAAATCTACAATATAACTTTCGGTTTGTGGTAGCTCGCCAGTGTCATTGCTCGGATTCCTTACACATTCGTATTCTACGTTAGCATCAGGTCGGTCCAGGAAGTCTCTGACGGCTTCTACCGCCTGCTCACGCGCCTCTGCTGGTCGTGCGCTGACCAAGCACCACTCCTTTTGGGCTTGCTGGTATTTTTGGGTCCCTTTGTCTTTATAAGTTGGATCAGTATTCAATAGTTGTGATAATTCCTGTTGTAAGGCATTCCTTAGGTTTATCAGCATTTCCAGAACCGAACCTTTTGCCAAAGCAGATGAGGTAGTGAAGGTGATAAATATAACCGCCAGCACTGCCACCGCGAATGCATAAGGAATCTTAAAGTTCCAAAATGATTCTATTGGCCTAAAATATTTCTTGAGTTCAGCTTCTTCTGCCTTCTCCATGCGGACCTTCATTAATATCTGATTCTCCAGGTCATCAATATGCCTAGCTTCTTTTAGCTCCTCTTGTTCGAATGCTTGTTTGATAGCACTTTTGAATTTCATACGAGTGATTCTTTAAGCTTAATTAACGTACGATAAAACCGCATTTTAACGGCAGCTTCTTTGGAACATAGGGCGGTGGCGATCTCTTTAAACTCCATCTCCTCACATACCCGCAGGTTCACTATTTGTTTTTCAGTGGGCTTTAACGAGGAAAGAGCCTTCTGTATTTTCTTGACACTATCTTCTTTATCAATTTGGGCTTCCAGCAATTCTTCTGTCTCACCATTGCCAAACAGATCAATTTTTTCGTCATCCATCGTCACTGTGTGCTTCTGTGACCGGAAGTGATCAATGATTAGGTGTCGGCAGATGGTTAATAACCAGCTTTTCAACTCACCCTCGCTTTTAAAGTTAAATTTATCGTATGTTTTCATAGACTTCAAAAAGGTTTCTTGTACCATGTCATCTACGTCTGCCTGATCAGACAAGGATTTCTTGGCAAAGAAATAAACTAGTTTTATATAGTTTTTAACTACCTCTTCAAACGGTGGTTTCGTCATACTAATAAATCCATTCTCCACCGCTTCTATTAAAGTAAACGGTTGAGTTAGGGAAAAGTAACATTTCTCCTGCTCTAAGTATATAAGAATTGCTGGGGGTTATGTGAATTTATCCCTATGTCCGGAGAGTAATTAAATCTCTATACCAGATTGTTTCCGTGGGAATTGTCCCGCGCTACCACCTTCCTCTGGTGTTATACGTTCTTGCTCCATGATTTCCTTACGGTAAGGTTTGCCATCCTGGATATAAACATCCACTCGTCCGTACTTCACCCGGCGGATGTCCTCCAGGATCTTGGCTTCCGCCTCTGTCACTGGAGTTGTTATTACTTTTGGTGTGTTATTTGTTTGGTTCATATTTAAGTCTTTTGCGTAGGGCAATGTGCCAATATATAAGTGCTAACCAAAAATCATTTGGACCGGTGTTGGCCCACTCTCGTTTCGCCTGTCCCAGCTTGTCGGTGACTGTCCTGGCGTACATGGTCTGGGCGTGGGTGATAAGCAGTTTGAAGGTTGGGCTGTCGGATGGCATGGCAAATCGAATCTCTCCTCGGCGCAGGGCAGAAATGGTGTCATCCATGATTCGGGTCCGGGAGGAATAAACTTTGACCTCATCTTCAAAATCAGCGTCCTTATTTTCCTTCTCATCAAAGAAGCGTATTACCTCTAGCATCTTGGGGTCGTCTTTAAACCAGGATAAGTACACCCTGTAGGGGAATTGCTTGGCTAGGAGGAAAGCTTCCTCGGTATAAGGTTGGCCATCAATAACCACGACTCTGACATTGAAAAATGTAATTAACTCGGCCGCTTGTTGCCAGCGATCATGCCCTTCATGATCTTGCAGTATCCCAACCCAAAAGATGCCCTTCTGGTTGCCTACGATGGCGTGGTTGCCCTTACCGGTTCCTTTCCCTGTATCTATGCCCATGACGTTATATTCATCAAAGTTATCCACCTCTTTATCCACAACGTTGCGTAGGAATAAGCTGGCTGGTATTTTCTGGTCGGCAGCTAAGTATGGTAGGCCTAAGACAAAATTATAAAAATAGGCATCATCATCAGCATCTGCCTTCTCTTTGATTAAGTCGGCCGCTGTCTTCCATGGGCAGTGCAACTGGCTTATCCAGTAGCCAGAGGTTGCTCTACCTGGGTACTTGGCCTCCCAGCTGCCACCATCATTTATTTGTTTGGGGCTTATCTCTGCCTGACAGTTCTGACAGATATAAATGCCTCGAGCCTCGTCGACGTTCTTCTCCCACTCCATGTGTTGCCTGTACTGACAGCTTGGGCAGTTGAATCGCCAGTATTTCTGGTCTGATTGTTCAAATATCTTATCCACTCCAAAATCAGGGATGGTTGGAGTAGAGAAGAAGTGCTGGCTTCTTATTTTGGAATAACCCATACGCGAGGTGTAGTCACGGACCACCTCTGGCTTAGATTTATCCAGCTCGTCATGGATATTCCGGTCAGAGGACAGCATGATGGCCTCACGCTCGGTAAACGTACCCTTAAAGTAAGTGAAGGCCTTGCCTATCTGCTTCTGCTCTATGGAGTCCACACTCTTGGGGTTAATGCCATCCAGCATGCAGGGATTAATGTTTATTATCCGGTTTACTTTGCTTTGTACGAACTGTTGGACATCATCCCCGGTGGGTAGCGTGTAGATTTGGTTAATGCCCCAGAAGCGTGAGTCGTGAATAACCTTGAGGATCTCCATTGTGCTGGCTCCTACCTGAGACGCTTTCCTTATAACCTGTACTGACGACTTATCTGCATATATGTCCAACATGAAGCGGTGGTCCTCGAATTCGATGGGTTCACCGTTCTCATTCTTAATTTTATTGTTTAGTATCCAGTGTAGAACACTGTTTTTATCTTTGTTTGTCATAATATTTTTTTATGGCTGTATCAATCTCCACACCAAGCTCTTTTTCCTCATCAGTGGGTGGTACCTGCTCACTCTCATCTATCCGGTGTGAGATCTCGTTCTTTCCAATTGATTCGTCGTACTCAGTTCTATGCATCTCCCAAAGGTATTTCAGCTCTAGGATTGATATGGGAGTTTGTTTGATTTGTTTCTGCACCTTCGCCACTGATTGGATAAGTAGTTCTGTCACCAGGTACTTTCTTTTCTTGCGGAAGCGGTCTGCTTTATCCTTTAATTCAACAATTTCTTCTTCCAATCTCAGATCACGACGCTCCGGCCAACGATATTTCTTCGACCACAGACCAAGGGTTGTATGACTAGGCTTTTTGCCCAGCCGATTGGCTAAAACCATCCAACTTTCATCCAGGTTTTGTCCAACCTTATCCCACACCAATTGGGTCTTATCAATACTGCCCGCCTCACAATAAAGAAGCCATGCCGCATATTGCTGTTCTGTCTCGTCTTGCATCTTTGAAACTGTCAGTGTTAGTAGTTTTTTTGGTTTAGGTTTTATCATATGTTTTAGCAGGTGTAACTGGTCCACCTTGATTTGAATCTGCCCACACAGGGCATTACGCGGGCTCATTACTTGAGCTAAAGCCTAAATTTTGAGCCTTTGTGCCCGTTTTCTGATCAAATCACAGAATTTTGGGTCAAGTTCCATAAGGTAACAAATGCGCCCTAATTTGTGCGCTGCCATCAAAGTGCTACCGGATCCACCGAATAAATCCACCGCCAACTGTCCGACACGGCTCCCACCTTTTATTGCTTTCATAATTAACCATTCAGGCTTCTCGGTTGGATGGACCATTTCAGTAACAGCTTTTCTAGGCATTTCCCAGACATCACTTTCGTTAGCATCACCTTCAAACTTATGATTCTCTCCTTGTCGCCAGCCATATAAGATTGGCTCTGCCTTTGATTTGCCTGGACCACGTTTACCTTTCATTACTTGTTCGTACTGTTTTTTATAGTCACCCCAGCCAATGGCAAAGGAAGGCTTCACCCAAACAATCGTGGAACTGAAAACAAAACCGTTATTTAACATCTGGTAATAAAACAAAGGGTAGGAGGAATAGCCGGTACAAACATAAATAGTTCCACCCGGTTTTAGGACATTGTTAAAGCTGGTGAAGAAGCCCTGAGTGAACTTGATAAAAGCTTCATCACTCATATCGTCGTTTAGTATAATCCCTTCCTTGGTATGAAATTTACCCGCTTTCTCCATGCTTTTGTGAGCGACGTTGTAGGGTGGATCAGAGAACACTATGTCTGCCACTTTGCCGTCCATCAACTTTTGGATATCTTCTGGCTTGGTAGCATCCCCACACATCAGTCGGTGTGGACCCAGTTGGTACACTTCGCCATATTTGGATATCGGTTTAGAGATCTCGTCGAGTTCTTTTTGAGTATCCCATTCCTCCTCTGATTCGTTCTCTGGCAGAAGCATGGTGGTATCCAGGAGATTGCTAATTTCTACTTCATTAAATCCAGTCAGCGATAAATCGAAGTCGGATTTAGTAAGTTCAGTTATTACCTGAGCTAGTTTTTCATCGTCCCATTGATCCTCGATTTTATTGAGCGCCAGATTGAGTGCCTTCTCTTTTTGTAGTGGAATATTAACGAGACTGTAAGGAATTTCAGTCCATCCGAGCTCGGTTGCTGCCCGGACTCGCTTCTCACCGCCCACAACCACATTCTCTCGACCTTTATAACTATTCACCACAATCGGCACCGGACAACCAAACTCGGTCAATGATTGCTTCAATTGGTCGACCACACTTCGAGTAACTTTTCGTGGGTTATACTCTGCAAATCGCAGAGAGCTTATGGCGATGGTTGGGTAATCTTTATTTTTCATTTTGTTTTAATAATCTTTCAATAATTACCAATACTTTTTCTCGCTTTTCGATATCCTGGATATATTTGGCAATCACATCTTTTTTGGTGAGGTTTTCTTCTCTAGCCCCCAAAGGGGACCGATGAGTCACCGTTTCAATGATTTTGTCATCAGCAACATCTGCCAGTGTTTCAATGGCAACTTCCATCCGAAGTTTTTCCTCATGAACAGAGTTATAAATTTCTTCTAGTAATTGATTACGTGTTTTAGTCATAGGTTTTAATATTCAATTTCTCCTTTATGGGCATCGTAGGTTTTCTGGACCCACTCCAGAAGTTCGCCGGTTTTTAAATCACTAACGACATACACCGTGTTGCCCTTAGTATCTTTTTTGCTTCCCTCGAAATGGTATTTCTTGGTTGTCATATATTTTCACCTCCTTTAATAAAAATTAATCTTTTTCCTATTTCAGCAATAACGTTTGTTGTCACCGCGTTCCCCAGACATTTATATCTTTGTGTATCGCTAATCCCTTCAGTCCAATTGTCTGGAAATCCCTGCAAGCGCTCACACTCAAGAGGGGTAAGGCGCCTAATATTAATGCCATCATAAACACCATGACGATCTTGACTCGTCAAAGTAAAGGCTGGCTCACCATCGTTTTTAAACCGACGCCCATTCTGTCGTTTTTCTTGCCTGTCAGGTGTTAGAACCGGAATTGCATATAGCCCAGTCTTTCCACCTAAGCCACCGGCATTGCCAGCTAAGGTTGAGGCAATACCATTGGTCGAATAAACCCTTTGACCTTGGCTAAAGTTTCGACTGTTTTGCTTATCGTCTTTTATCCACATATCTCGTTTTCCTTTGATACCTCCGATGTATTGCAAGTAGGTTTCTCCAGAGTTTCTGAGGGATCCATAACGGGAATCAATCGTGCTCGAAACCCTCGACCCTCCTTCTTGTTCAGAATGCTTCTTCTTATTAAGAACTGAGTAGCTTTCGCCGATAGGAAATATTTCTGGTCGACTTGTTTCTCTAAGATGTCCGACAATGAATATTCTTTCCCTGTTTTGTGGAACTCCAAAATTCTTGCTGTTAAGAACTTGCCATTGATACTCATACCCCAGGTCGGAGAGTACCCCAAGTATTGTCTGGAAAGTTTTTCCTTCGTCATGACTAAGTAACCCCTTAACATTTTCAAGTAGAAAATATCTCGGTCTTTTGTCTCGGATAATCCGAGCGATTTCAAAAAACATCGTCCCTCTGGTGTCTTCAAATCCCAATCTTTTTCCTGCAATACTAAATGATTGACAAGGAAAGCCAGCACAGAGGAGATCGTGATCTGGGATGTCTTTTGTATCGACAGTTCTGATGTCTCTGGAGTCGCACTCTCCAAAGTGCTTAGTATAGATTTGGTTGGCAAATTTATCCCATTCATTGGACCAGACGCATTTGTAATTTTTTGTTTTTTCAAGTCCATATCTAAATCCTCCAATTCCTGCAAATAAATCTATAAATTTCATAATGTTTGCTCATGCTGGCTCGTTAGCACAGCGCCAATAAAATAACTTTTCTCGATCACGAACTTTAGTTGCATCTTTGCAATACGAAAGAGCAATAGAGAGCTTTACCTGTAAATTCTTTTTGATGTATCGATGGATGTGTTTTACAAACGGTTCGCTCGGATCGCCAGACAAATTTAACTCACGCCACAGTCGAATGGCTTCCACTTCCCACTCGTTATTTACTTCTAATAAGCTGGGCTGGTGATGAGCGATCACTTGGCCAATAGAAACGATCTCTTTTGAAGATCCTTTTAAATTGACAACTTCTGTGTTGTCATTTTCATTGTTCTCTATATCTTTGTTTGATCTCACTTTGAGACGCGGTTTTGTCTCACTTTGAGACGGAGTGCGTCTCATATTGATACTAGCCGTCTCATTTTGAGACTCGACTTTAATCATCACTGAGTCGTACCAATCACTAGTGGCTTTTAAGAACGCGGGTTGCTCAGGATGTTTTTCAAGGAGATTTATTTCCAAGCCCTTTTTAATGGCTCGAAAGACTGTTGCTCGACTCAGATCTAAGTAATCAGCTATCGTTTCTTTTTTGGCATAACACCAGCCCATCTGAATATTTTTGGGGTTACTGGCCAAGTTGTGGATTAAATCGTACACACAATATTCATTAATGGTTAAACCCAACCTGACTCGAGCCTCGTGATTGATTGTGGTGTAGTTGATTCTTGCCATCATTGTTTCGATTTAACTTTTTGCTGGACATAATCATGTTCTGTATTAATTGTTGTTATATTCACAACCAGCATCGGTGGAAAAATGTCCCAAGAAGCTGGTAAATAATCCAGATGCCAAGTAATATCGCCAACCACTTCCACATAAATATCTTTAGGCGGTAGAGATAATATCTTCGCTTCCTGGCACGGATCCTAGATTTCATTGCCTTATCCATGATTCACCTCCTTGTTTTCTCTTTTTAAGTACCACTCTTTTGCTGGTATTCCTAAAAAGTCACCAACTTTTTTAACAGTTGATGGTCGTGGGTCTTCATCAGAAACTAAAACTCGTCTAACGGTTTGGGGAGAAAGTTCAACCTCGACAGCCAATTGAAATCGAGATAGTCCTTTGGTGAGTCTCACTTCATCGAACAACTCGTTATTAACTCTCTTGTCCTTATTGATGAATATTGTTTTTTTAGATTTCGTTTTTGTCATGTTATATACAAAGGTACAAATTCTTGCAATTTACTTCAATAAACTTTATGATTGTTTGTGTCCATTTATGTAGACAACTATCATTATAATATGAATAATAAGTAATTACTTACTTTTTCTGTTACAATAAAAATCGATGAGTTTATTGACCTATATGAAGATAAGAACAAACAAAGAAACCACATTAAAAGGACCTGACGATTTTGCTACCGTTGGTGAGTATTTGTGCAAGTTACGAGAAGCAAAAGATCTCACTCTCCGTTCGGTGGTTGAGTCAACCAAGGAGGCAATTAAAAATGGGAAACTAGATCCCCAGTCAGCTGTTTCGCGAGGGTATTTATCTAATCTTGAATCAGGAAAATATTTACATCCCTCGCCATTAAAGTTGAAAGCACTGGCGTTTGTCTATCAAATTCCCAACGAGATGCTTTTAAACAAAGCCGGGTATTTGGACAAAACCAGCAATAAGCTTAAGCAGGATTCTTCATTTACGTTAATGCTTAAAGAAGTTCAGGACATGACCAATAGCGAGAAGGAGTCGGTCATGGACTACATCGGGTATGTAAAAACTCGACGCCGAAAAAAATATGATAAAGGCCCAAAAAAGGGCTAGACAGATTTTACGCAAGTACAATCTTTCTACTGCCCCAATAGATTTACATAAAATTGTTACCGCCGAAGGGATAACCTTGGACGAGTGGTCATTTCGCGGCCGAGTAAAAGAAGTCTATGTCGGCGATAGTATTGCTATTCGCTCACACACCGATAAACGAAAAAGACGCGAGCTTATTGCCCACGCCTTAGGTCACCATTTTCTCCACACTGGAAATCAATTCTATTTCGAGGGTTGTGATCAATTCGTTACTTTCAAACAGGAACATGAAGCGCAGTGTTTTGCCACCGAACTACTAATGCCACGAGAATTACTCAATAAAACAAAACAACTACCTCTTTCAACGGCAGCTGACTATTTCCTGGTTACTAAAAATTTTTTGAAATTGGGGTTTGGAACAACTCAAAAGGGGGATCTATGTCACTAGCCATGCTCATCTTTATGGATGAGTCGGGTGACACCGGATTTAACTTTAAGAGAGTCGCTAGTTCCTATTTTGTCTTGACCATCGTTATTTTCGATGACCTAGAAGCGGCCGAGAAAGCAAACGAGGCGATTAACGATCTGAAGAAGGAATTGAAGTTTCATCCAGGTAGAGAATTTAAATTCAGCACCGGTACTTCAAGCCATGAGAAGGAAGTGTTTTTGCGAAAGTTGTCCCGCTTTGATTTCCATTATCGCTCCGTGATTATCGATAAGACCAAGCTTCTAAAAAGAGAGCCACTCAATCCCACCGACAGCCTGTACATGTTGGTGGCCGACCAGCTCTTTATGAGAGCTCAGAATCGGATTAACCACGCATCATTGTTCGTCGATTTGACCAGTAAACACTTTATCCGGGAGTTTAACGGGTACTTGAGAAAAAAGCTCAATACCGATATGGAGAAGCTCTTGGGCCAGATCAGGCACAAAGACTCCAAAAGTAACAATCTACTACAGCTGGCGGATATGGTTTGTGGGGCAATTTACAGGAAATATAACCGTAACGACGACTCGTTCTATAAGCTGATCAAAAAGAGGGAAGAAGATTTGTGGAAGCCTTACTGAAAAAAGTTCGATCTCTGTGGCCAAGACGGATCACATTTCTGTGCCGACATTCGCTCCCTTAAAAGGTACTTTCACCACCGAGATCATTCGGTACTAGTAATATACCAAATTTGACCCCTTTCTGTCAATCAAACCTCCCAGGCTAAATTGGAGAGAAACTTACATTAGTCTACTTGTGTGGACATAAAAATCCACAAAGTTTATTGAGATAAACCACCAGTTTCTGTACGTTTGTTATATACAATGACAGAAACTGTAGCACAGCCACCAGTAGCGGACGGAAACCAATTAATACTAACAAATTCGTTAGTTACCAGAGAAGAGTTGGATCGCTTCAAAGAAATTGCTCTCAAAGACTACGGAGTTAAATTAACCGACGAACAAGCATTCGAGCAAGCTACCGCTCTTCTCAACCTCTTTGACTATCTGATCGAAAATAAACTTGATAAAACACGGCAACGAGTTAACATCAACACCAACAGCCATTTACCCGATATGGCTACTAAACTATGAATACTTGTTTTATTTACTGTAGAAAATCCTCTGAGGATAAAGACCGCCAAATCCTTTCTCTAGATGACCAACAAAGAACATGTACCGAATTAGCCGAAGATAAGGGCTTTACAATTCTTGGTGTCTATAGAGAAAGCAAATCAGCCAAAAGACCCGATAGGCGACCAGAGTTTACTGCTTTACTGTCCAGAATGCTTCGAAATGAAGCAAAACACATCCTTTGCTGGAAGGCTGATCGATTATGTCGAAATGCCAAAGAAGGAGGTACGCTCATTGATAAGGTTGATTATGAGGGAATGCAAATCGTTACGCCTACCATGGATTATGATAGAAATAATTCAACCTTCCTTTTCATTGAGTTTGGTATGGCCACCAAGTTTAGTAAGGATTTGTCTGACAATGTTAAGAGAGGCATGCACACCAAGCTCACGATGGGTTGGATGCCTGGAGAAGCGCCGCTTGGATATCTCAACGACCAAACTAAGCCTAAGGGTCAAAAGGACGTTTACCCTGATCCTGATCGTTTCGACCTATGCCGAAAGTGGTGGGAATTAATGCTCACTGGGACAGAGACGGTTATAAGCTCTCTAGCAAAAGTCACTGCCTTGGGACTTCGGAGTAAGCGGACTGGTAAACCAATAAGCAAGACCGAAGCCTTTCGGTTCTTTCGACGTGTGTTCTATACCGGCCAATTCGACTACAATGGCGAACGGTATGAAGGTAAGCAAAAACCAATGATTACTCTCAGTGAATTTCACCGTGTTCAGGATATCATCGACGGTCGGAAAAGAATTTTCAAAAACTTTAATGATTTCTACTTCATGAGAGTACTTAAATGTGGAGAGTGTGGTGCATCCATCACAGCTGAAAACAAAACCAAGCACTATAAAACTACTGGCAAGTCACAAAACTTTATCTATGCTCGCTGTACCAAAAAAGGTGGCCACTGTAGTCAGCCGTATCTTAATGCCATAAAGCTAGAAGAACAGGTTCTGGCGTTCGTTGCCAACCTGCAAATCTCTCCCGATCTAATAACTTGGATCAGGGGTAACCTCAAAAGAAGAAACGAAAAAGAATTTGAATTTGAAAAGAATCAAAAAGGAAAATTAACGAAACGACTTGAGGCCATCCTTACCGAAAAGAAAAACCTGTATGGAATGAAAATTGACGGCATGATTGATGAAGCCCAATACCAAAAGGAGAAAAGCAGAATACTCGAAGAGGAGACGCAAACTAAGGGTGCTATTGCCCAGGATGGATTGGATTCATGGACCAAAACCATGGAAGAGGTTTTAGCCTTTGCCTCAAAAATAATTCAACTATTTGATGATGCTAAAGAGGACCCAGAAGCCAGAAGGATGATACTGAGGATTCTTGGCTCGAACCTCGAGCTAAAAGACGGATTAGTCCGAATCAAGGCTCTAAATACGTTTATCTTCCTCAAACAGGTAGATAAATTGCAAAAGGGTGAAATTGCTCGGCTCGAACCTGTAAATAGCCCGATAGATGGGGATAAACCCCTTCTGTCGGAAAATTATTCACATCTGGAGCGGGATAGGGGAATCGAACCCCTCATATCAGTTTGGAAAACTGAAGTTATACCGATTAACTAA